GGGTCTGTCTATGGCGCGGTCGCTGAAGACGGTTCGGCGCGGCGGGCCACGATTGACGGCCTGCAAGCCATTGGCCTGATCACGGGCATCCCGACCGGACAGCTTGGCCGAACGGTGGGCTATGGCGTGGGCGTGGCGGAAGATCGGTTCAGCCCGACCGGGCCAGTCGATGTGGTGCAGGGCGTGATCTCTGGGCGCGACGGGACGCAACAGTGACGCTGGCCGCGCGGGTGATTTAGGCCGCAACCTTTGGCGGTCATAGTGCCTCGGAACACAAGGGGGTGCTATGACCGTTCCCAGCGCGATCAATAAATCTGGACCCTATACTGGGAACGGTGTCACGACATCGTTTGCCTATGGGTTCCGCATTCTGGACGCCTCGCATATCCGGGTGGTGCGGACTGAAGGCGGCGTGGATACTGTCTTGACGAACGGGTTCACGGTGACGGGCGTAGGTGCTGCTGGCGGGTCGGTGGTGTTCTCTGTCGCCCCCACGGCGGCGCAGACGATCACGCTGATCAGGAACGCGCCGTTCACGCAACAGACCGATCTGGAAAATCAGGGCGCGTATTACGCTCAGACCATCGAAGACGCCCTTGATCTCGGCGTCATGCGGGATCAGCAACTTCAGGAACAAGTGGATCGGTCGGTGAAAATCCCGGTCGGCGCTGCGACGTTCGATCTCGACGCGCTGGTGGCTGACATCGTGCGCGTGGCCGATAGCGTGGTGGCGGTCGATACCGTGGCTGCGAATATCGCTGATGTCGATACGGTCGCGGCGAACGTGGCTGATGTCGCGATCGTGGCCGATAACATCGTGGATGTGACGAATTTCGCGGACGTGTATCAGGGGCCGAAGGCTGTCGCGCCTACGCTGCGGAATAATGGCGGGCCGTTGCTGACGGGTGATCTGTATTTCGATACCGTCGATAACCGGATGAAAGTCAGGGCAAGCGCGGCGTGGGTCAACGCGGCGTCCTCGGTGAACGGGATGATCGCCCAATATGCCTATACCGCCACGGCTGGGCAGACCGTCTTTGCCGCTGTGTATGACATCGGTTTCGTGACGGTATATCTGAACGGCGTGAAGCTGGTTTCGGGCGATGATTTCACTGCCCTGAACGGCACGTCGATAACGCTGGCGACGGGCGCGGCTGTCGGTGACAGTATCGAGATCATCGGGTTCGGCGCGTTCGCAACGGCTGACATGCTTCAGAAGTCGCAGAACGGCGCTGATATTCCGAATAAGGCGGCGTTTCGGGCGGCGCTTGGAACACCTGCTGATTATCGCGCCTACCTGTCCATCAACGGCATCGGATCGGAAACCGCGCCGACGATCACCAATCTAGACACGCTGACTGTCGCGGGTGAGTATTTCTCCAGTCCCGGCGCCACGGGTGCGCCAAACGGAACTGACAGTTTTTCGATCAAGCACTATGCCTCCAACGCCGTGGACTTCGCTTTTCAGGAAGCGTTCAGCTACACGAGCGGCGCGCGCTGGTGGCGGCGTGAAATGTCCGACGTCTGGCAGGCTTGGGTGCAGGTGCAGGGTGCGATCGGCTTCACGCCTGTTGAGCAGGGCGGTGGGGCAGGGATGGGAAACGATAAAATCCGCATCGGGTGGGATGGCGGCTCGTTTAGGGGTAATGTCAACGGAACCGATGTGGGGCGAATAATTCGCAATGAGGCTATCCAAGACACGTTCAACGGCACACTGAACGCCACCGGCGCGCCCCCTCTCTACGCCTGCCGAGCTTGGGTGAACTTCAACGGCACCAACGGCTCCATCCGCGCATCGGGCAACGTGTCGTCGGTCGTGCGGAATGGCGTGGGGGATTATACGATCAACTTCGCCACTGCGATGCCCGATGCGAATTATGCGGTGGCGGGTTTTGCGAATTATGGGCCGAGCGCGGCAACGTGGGGCATCCTGACAGCGGGCAACGGATATGCCCCCCTTGCTGGGTCTGTTCGCATCAGAACCGGGGACAGTGCGACCGGAGTTGGTCAGGACGCGCAATTCGTCAACGTCGTCATTTTCCGCTGAGGACATGCCCATGACACAACTAATCATCTACCCCAACCCGCAGAACCGTGTCGTCATCGTATCCCCCGCGACGGATGCTGACATTGCAGACGTTGCCGCCGCCGTGGTCCCTGAAAACACACCGCACCGCATCATCAACAGCGACGATCTACCGCCCGCGAGTGAATGGCTGTGGAGCGACGATGGAGATATCCATGCGGCACCAATACCCGGAGAAGCCATTAACGCCGAGCGCGACCGCAGGATCGAGCAAGGAAAAACATTTGCATTGTCAACAGGCAAGCAAATTTCCTTGCGCGGAGATAACACGACCAAAGAGAACTTGCAGGCACTTGCTTTTGCAGCAAGTATGCGAGTTGCTCAAGGCCAAGGCGCAGTAATTACACTGTTCAGAGACAACACGGATTACGTGTATGAACTCACGCAGTTGGAGATTATTGAATTATGGTCGCGGTCTGCTGAGTTTGTAAGCAAAATGTTTCAGGCAGGGTGGTTTATTAAGGATGCCCCTAGCATTCCAAAAGACTACACTGACGACAAGTACTGGAAAGACGCATGACGACATCACATCAACCAGACACGAAGGACACTTTTGGAGTAGCTTTGGGCGAGATTAGAAGCGATGTAAAGCACCTAATTACGTCTATGGAGAACAGCCGCACCGACCTCAAGGAACACAGGCATGAAATCCGCGATGCTCTGAGCAATCAGGACAAGCGTATTACGCGCCTAGAACAGTTCCAGTGGAAAATGGCAGGGATCATTGCTACTATCTCCATGGTAGTGCCTTTGATTATCACCGTAGTAGTAAAGGTATTTGGAATATAATGGCAAAAGGTGCAGCAACAGAGGTTAAACTCGGCGCACTACATGCAAAGATCGCTGCCGTATTTGAGAAGGTTCTTCTTAGGTACGAGCAGCGGTTGGATGCACTAGACGCTGTTAACCTTGATGATGTTGAAGATGAAATCCTTAAGGAAATCTTTGACGAAGGAGCAATGCCGAACCCGGCGATGATGAACGCTATCACGGCGTTCCTCAAGAACAACGAAATCAGGTTTGACGACGAGCAAGTTGACAAGATCAGTGCTTTGCAGAAAGGTCTAGAAGACCGCCGTAAGAAGCGCGCGAACGTCACTGAACTATCACAGCTTCGAGTTGTAGGAGAGGATTAATGGATTTAACCCCCGAAGAACGCTGGACCGAATTGCATACTCTGCAAGAGGCATACCCGGACTTTCGGGAGTTTCTCTATGACGTAATTACAGGGCTATTGGGCTTTGACTGCACACCGTTGCAGCTAGACATGGCCCTGTATTTGCAATCCGGTCCTCTGTATCGAATGATACAAGCCCAACGTGGGCAGGCTAAGACAACCATTACAGCAGCTTATGCTGTGTGGCGACTAATTCACGAACCATCTACTCGCGTACTTATCGTATCGAGTGGTGACACGATGGCTACCGAGATTGCCAATTGGGTTATCCAGATCATCAAAGGTATGGATGAACTACGCTGCTTGCGCCCTGACAAAACAGCAGGCGACCGGGAGAGCGTTAAGGCATTCGACGTACACTATGCTCTTAAGGGACCAGAGAAATCACCCTCTATTGCGTGTATGGGCATTGGGTCCAACATGCAAGGTAAGCGCGCAGATATCATTATCGCTGACGACATTGAATCGTCTAAGAACAGCCAGACCGAAGTACAACGTGAGCGATTGAAGCACCTGACTAAAGACTTCACGTCTATCTGTTCTAATGGAGACATTATCTATCTCGGTACGCCGCAGTCTATTGACAGCGTGTATAACGGCTTGGCATCCCGTGGATTTGATATCCGTGTGTGGCCGGGACGTTTCCCGACCGAGGAAGAAGAAACGAACTACGGGGCATTTCTTGCTCCCATTATTCGACAGGCTGTGCAGAAAGACCCGTCTTTGCGTACTGGTGGTGGACCGACGAGTGATCGCGGTAAGCCTACAGACCCGCAACTGTTGAATGAAGCAACGCTTACGAAGAAAGAGATTGACCAAGGACGCGCGTATTTCCAATTGCAGCACATGCTGGATACCCGTCTTATGGACCGTGATCGCTTTCCGATTAAGCCTAGTAACCTTGTGTTCATGCGTGTACCGCAAGAGCGCGCACCGATTGAGGTTAACTGGCTACAAGCACCGGAATACCGCGTGTTTACACCGCCAGACTTCCCTATCGAAAGCCCGTTCTACCGAGCGCATTCGTTCTCTAGCGAGTTCGGATCGTATCAAGGCACGAACATGCACGTTGACCCTGCTGGTGGTGGGGCTAATGGTGACGAGTGTGCGTTTGCAGTAACCCGGTTTATGGCCGGGAAGGTATTTTGGGTAGCAATTGGTGGTTATAAAGGCGGATACGGGCAAGACCTGCTAGACGCTATGACTGCCATTGCAGTAAAGTACAAGCCGACTGTTATTACGATTGAAAAGAACTACGGTAACGGCGCGTTCAAGAACATCTGGGAACCACACCTGATTAAAGCGCACAAGTGCGGTATTGAGGAAACGTGGGAGAGTGGGCAGAAAGAACTAAGGATCATTGATATCCTTGAGCCTGTTATCTCGTCACACAGATTGCTCGTAGACGAAGACGTACTACAGCAGGATATGCGCTATTGCGATAGATACGCTATCCAAGACAAGCCGAGTTACTCTACGTTCTATCAAATGTCGCGTATTACACGAGACAGGAACTCGCTGATCCATGACGACCGCCTTGATGCCCTTGCTGGCTCAGTGCGGTATTGGGTTGAGGCCCTACGTCAAGACGAGCAGAAGGTTAAGGTAGCTGCTCAGAAAGAACTCTACCGGAAACTCATGGCTAATCCTCTAGGGAATGGCCGACCGATCAAAGGCTTTGCAGGTATGCACGGCATTGGCACACAGGGTACGTCCCTAGAAAGACACAAGAGGTTGTATAAATGACTGACAAGACTGATCCGAACGAAGGCGTACTGAACCCGCGACTGCTGACGTTCCCGCAGGACAAGACTGGTTTCCTGTACAAGATGAAGAACGAAGTGCTTAAGGCTATTGAACGCCAGACCGGGAACCCGGAGAAGAACGAAGCACTAATGGATACGCTTAAGGTACTATACCTGTTTGCAAAGCGTCGGTATGAAATGCAGGCCGAAACTCGTGCTGCGGCTATAGCTGCGGCAGCGGCCCGTGGAGAGGCGTCTGAGCCAGAGGCTACTGAGGCCCCGGCAGAACCCGAACAGCCCACAGGCGACGATCCTGTGAAGCAGGAAGGGCAATCTGAACCGACCAAGACCGAGGGTGCCGCCGATGGCACCAACTAAGCGAGAACGTACGGCACAAGAGCAGAACTTCCTTGTCGATTGGTTGCGTTCTACTGATACGAAGCTAAAGCAGGGTGCCGATGATGGCATTCTGCGTATCGTGGAGTACGGGCTTAAGAATAACTACCGGATTGCCGAGATTGCATACAATCTGGCTACTGCTGGACATGAAACGGCTTACTGGTATCAACCTATTCGAGAGGGTGCTACGCTGTCTGGTCCGACAATCACCGATGCTCAGGCTCGTGCAGCAGTACGGAACGCTATGGCGCGTGGTCTTATCAAACACGACTATGTAACGCCGATTAACGGCAAATCTTACTATGGTCGCGGTCTTGTACAGATCACTTGGCTGGACAACTACAAGAAATACGAGGTTCTTACGGGCAAACCGCTCGTTAATAACCCCGATCTTGCACTCGATTGGGAAACTGCGCTGTTTATCATGTACGATGGTATCCATAATGGCCGTTTCCGCAACCGTAAGTTCGAGACATACTGCCCTGTGGGTACTGAACCGACGCATCAACGCCTTACGCAAGCGCGTGATATCGTGAATGGTGACGTTCGTACGCAAGGAGCGCAGATTGCTCGTGCTGCAATGGACTGGTATACGGTTTTGAAGCGCCATGAGGCTGCTTTGAAGCCACAACATACGCAGAAACAAAGCCTGATGGCCTTCATTCTGTCGTTTCTGAAAGGTAAGAAGCAATGAAATTCGAGTTTCTTAAAGGATTTCGTACGCTGCTGGTGAACCTCGTTATGACTTTCCCTCTGATTGTCGATGTGGTGCTGGCAGTGTTGGTTGACCCGCAGTTTGGGTCGGTAATTCCGCCTGAGTGGTATCCTCTCTACACTCTCGCGGTGATCACGGTGAACGCTTACATGCGGACCATTACTAACACACCCGTTGGTAAGGCCGAGGAAGTGCCTAAGTGATCGGTCTGTGGTGGACCTTGGCGAGGGCTTGGTGGAAACCGGCTCTCGCCATTGCTATTCTGGTCGGCGCTGTACTGTATATTCGGTACGATGCTACGCGAGACGAGCGCATGAAGCAGAAAGCGAAAGAAGCAGAGGCTTATGAACAAACGATGGAGAGTATCAATGAAGCGATTGACAGTGTGCGGAACCTTACTGTTGACGATGCTCGTGAGTGGCTGCGTAAGTACGCCGAATAGTACGACTGCGATCAAGCAATCAGTACTCCCGCTTGCGAAAGATCACGCCGCTGCACTCGCGGACTGTAACGTGCCTGAGTGCGATGAAAGCATCATCACAGGTACTCGACTTATTGCTGCTGTAACGGCAGGAGCGAGGTAATATGACGAAACAAAAAGAACGGACAGCGGTAACTATCACCGCAAACGCACAAACTCGTGTGTATCGTACTCGTGAGACTGGTCTTACTGTCCAACTCAGCGGTACTTTTGCTGGTCACGCTACTGCATTTGAAGCAAGTGTTGACAGTACTGATGGTGTAAACGGCACTTGGGTGCCTATTCAGGGCATTCGCAGTACTAACGTGGTAGAAACTGCAACTGGTACGCTCGGTGCTGCTCCTGCATACTCGTGGGAGTTTGATATCAGCGGATATACGTACTTCCGGCTTCGGGCAACCGCGCATGGTAGTGGTACTGCCGTGTATACTATGCAAGAAACTGAGGCTGGTGTAATCACTACACAACCTGTATCCGGTGCGGTGTCTATTTCAGGAACCCCGGCTGTTACTATCTCTGGTACGCCTACGGTAAACGCAACTGCTGTTGGTCAAGGTGCCGAAGACGTTGCTATCGCTGGTAACGCTGTTCGAGTTGGTGGCCGAGTGCGTGCTACTCACCAGACTACGTTCGTTGCTGGTGATGCTGTAGACCACACTATGACGCCTGCGGGTCAATTGCTCGTTAAGAACGGCGGTGTTGCTGAAACTGCATGGAATGCCTCACTGGCACTCACGACTACTACTGCTCAGGCTCTTGCTGCGGCTGCTGGTGCTGGTCTTAAACGACACATCACAGGCGCTCAGGTGATTAACACTGGTGCAGCAACGGTGGAACTGATTATCCTAGATGGTGCTACGGAACGCTTCCGGCTTCCTCTGCCGATCAACGTGCCTGTGCAACTCGACTTTGCAGTTACGCATCTACTCGCTACGGCAAACACTGCGTTGAACGCGAACCTCTCGGCCACCGGGACCGTTCGGATCAATGCTCAGGGCTACACGGCTCCGTAAGGCGCGGAATTGCCCACGGCGCTTCGCCAGACGGGCGAGAATTGACCTTCTCTGGATTATCCGACCAAGGGTAGCCGGATCACGAATGGGCCTCTGGCGGTCCTCCCACGAAGTCTGCGGGGATCATAACAGCAGACATAACAGTATTGGAGAGAACAATGAAAGAAGTACTTTTGGCGGCTAACACGTGGACGAACATTTCGGCTGCTGTAGCTGAGGTCGGGAACCATCTGTATATCCTGACGAACAAGACTGACGTGAAGATTGGTCGGAAAGCAACGGCACCTACTGATGGCCCTGCGGTCATTGCTGGTGAAGCAACTGAGGTCATCATCAAGCAAGGTGATACTCTGGTGCTGTGGGCGTTCAGCACGACTGGTGGCAAGATCAAGCTGTATTCTGCGGGCGGTAAGCGCGTAGTGTTTGATGGTACTGGTACTGTGTAAGCAGTTTACGATGGAGGAGTACATGGGTGTATGCTCGTGTACTCCACTATTAAAGCAAATGTCAAAATTTGGTATAAAATTGTGTGGAGGTATAGATATCCACAGCGCGCACAGTTCCCCCATGGGGGTATGCCTGTTAATCATGGGTTAATCATTGATTGATCATTGCTTGATATCATGCAGGCTTGTGTGTGCATCAATTACCTTTTCACTCATATAACCTGCATGAATAACTCATATGTTAAACTCAATTAGTGCCTGTTAGCCCTACTGTTATAAACCATTAATTAATCATTGATTATCAATGCCTTAGCTTCCGGGTATCCTTTATGGATAATACATACTCACTGATCCAGTGTATCTATGTCTTACCGAATAACAGAGCAGATTATAACTGTTAGATATAAGACTGATTAAGGTATCAGTTACAGTGTATGGTACATACGTTATATATGATATGTATATAATAGGTTATAATATAGTCTTATTAAGTATTAGATAAGATATTAAGATAATATATGTATAATATTACTTATAATATATTAAGTTAATATATCTTCTTAATATAGTCTTAATATACCTATAATAAGCACTCAACCTGTAGTTAGGTATGGTCGCTGGATACCATGCAAGCAAGGCATACACGCGCGTATAAGAATATACTACACGCGCGATATCTATTCATACACAACAGGCAGAAGAGAACGAATCAGGAACGAATTAGCAACGAACATAGGACAAGATAGGCTAAGTGATTGATTTATCAGTGTTTTTTGAACTGTTGAGTAGGTTCTAGGGTATAACTGTACGATACCGTTCAAATGAAACTATCTTGTAAGTGATTGATTTATCAGTGTTTTTTGTGCTTGAACGTACCGAAAAAGCCTGTATAACTATAAACATCGAAAGCGACAGGGAACGGCATCCCTAGTAAGCGACAGGAAGGGCCTGCGGGCTTGGGAAGCGCTGAACGAATGAACCGCCTGCGGCTTTGGGTGAATAGTGTCTAGACGTAGGGCAAGGCAGTGATGCTGAGTTCTGCGACCGGGCGAGTGCTGCGACCGCACTATAAAGGAACGGGCTTGACTGTGCCTTGTCGAAAACAGGTGATATGTGCATCCCTATGATGCGGCGCTGTTGAGTGTGGCAATAGTTACACAATGCGGCATAACCGTTAGGGTGGCTGGATAGGCCGTACAGTAGCAGGATAACCGTGGACCCGGCCTGCGATGCACCAGTGACACCGACTTGTCGGGTAAAGGACAACGCATTGCTTAGCACAGTGCTGGTCGCCCTAATAGCGTATACATAAAGGCTACACGGGAAAGCGCACTACACCCGATCTATATAGCGTTACTAAGTCATGCCAACATGATCTTTGCATTAGCAATGGGTATCAGCGTATAGCTAGGGTGATAGTGTACTGCCAAGGACATGCGGCTTGTCCACAAAATGCACGATGGACCGCCACGGTGGAGTGATATCAGCGACAATAGCAACAGCATGTTTCAATCCTTGGCAGTATTCTATCACCAGCCAATGAAAGGGCATTAACATGACTTCTATCAACCAGCAGATTGCGTCTTTTGTAAAGTCGCACAAGTCTCACACCAGCAAGGCTGTGGCTATCACGATGGTCGCCATGCAGCATTGGCTGGACACCCGCGATTGGACACCGTTGGCGCGTCTTGCCATGGGCGTTGAGCCGCGTATGAAACAGCGTATCCTCAAGATCGTGGGCGTTGCCTTGGGTGGCGTCACAGGCCAGATCGACACGAAAGCCGAATATGGCTATCGCTTCAAAGCAGGCGACAATTTCGGCCCGTCTGAGAAGTTCGCTGACTTGCAGCAACTCGTGGACAACGGCGCTTCCATCTACAGCGAAGCTATGGACACTTTCCTCGGTCTTGACGTGAAAGCTGCCAAGGCATTCGATGCGAAGGACTACGCCACGGCGGTCCATGCGAAGCTTGCGAAGAATGAGATTGACCGCTTGCAGTTCGTCAAGCTGCTGCTGGCCGATCATCCCGGCGTGTTGCTGGCTATCGAAGCTGCTATGGAACCTGCGCACTAATGCTGGCAGCAGGTATTGCGCTGTATTGCGCCCTAATCTTCATGCTCTATGCAATCCTGCGTATGAGCAAGTGATGCACGAAATGTGAGTGCCTGTGTAACAGCGGGCACTGACTTGCGTTCATCTAGCAAAAGGAATAACGCCATGTTTAACCGCATCAAAGACTTCTATGCATCGCTGGGTCGGCCTGTGCCATGCAATCCGTTCCGCAGGAAAGTGAATGTCGTGTATACCGCGCATTGGCTCAATGGCGTGTATATGTTCACATTCAAGGCGGGTGAGCGTGATATCCGCATGAAGCTGATTGACCACATGATCGGTAACATGGACGACGAGTACAACGCGAAAGCATTCGATGCTGCACGTCTTGATCCGGGCATCAAGATCGTGGATATCTTCTGATGGAACGTGCATTGTTCACAACACGGGAACGTGCCTTACTACACGGCGACTACTGGCGGCATCAAGCTGGCGGCAGTCGGAATGAGGCGCGGGCTGTCCGCAAGCAAGGCCAAGTAATTGGCTATGAGGCATGGTACGACAAAGGTGGTGTCATGCAGCCTGTAATCGAGAAGGACGTTTGATATGCTTTCCGTCGCACTAGCTTCATCTGTCATTACCTGCTTGGCCATCATGGTGACACTAGCACGAGTTGTGCCGATCAAGTTGATCTTTGGCTATGCGACTTACATCGACGTGTTCTTTACTGTCGGTCTGCTGTTGTTCATGCACGGCACACTAGGCGGTGAACTTATCGCCACTTGCTCTGGCCTGCTGCTTGCTCTGTTTCTTACAGCAGGGCGGTATTGCTACGGCTACAGCAAGATCAAGTATGTTAAACGGTGTGGGTTTATCACCATCGACTATCCGTCGCCTCTGTCAATCAAACTCAAGGAGAATATAAATGCGTATAAAGGTTGGGATCGTCGGGCTGTCTAGTGTGACAGTCGAATATGTGCTGGATCGTGTGCTGGATGCACAGGAACTGGCAAACGTCACGAAGTCGAACTTCGAGAAGGTCGGGTTGGCTATCGCACGGCGTCGGTTGGCAAAGCAGCATCTTGTGCCGTACCCGATTGCCATTACGATGTGATGGGTGAAGCTGGGCAGATGCGTGAGCGTCTGTCCTACTGTGTCCATCTTAACAGGAGATACCTCAAATGGCGCAAGAACACCGTATTATGTTCGCTGATAACCCGTGGGTTATTCAAATGAAGCGCGACCCTGTGCTTAAGTCAGTGCAGGCATACAGACCAGAAGGTGCTACCATTGATCTGCCTGTTGAGCAGGCTGTCAGTGCGATCATCAACAAGCCTGTTGATATCAACGCTGATCGGGAAGAGTTCATCCGCGATCCCGCTGGAATGTTCAATGAGCGCCGCGAATATGGTACTCTTGGTAAGGGCTACTATGGCTCGGCTGTTGAAACGATCAACGGCAACGCTATCAAGAAGTTCAGCGTCAAGGATGGCTACGGTTGCTGGATTGCGTTCTGTGCGTTCGCGTATCGTCGTGGTACTGGTAATGCTGCGCTGCCTCGTGTGTACGCTCTTGCATTGCCTAAGTACGAAAGCGACAGCGAGTACGGCTATGCGCTGATGGAGAAGCTTGACAAGAACCCGGATCAACATCCGTGGGAAACTGCCAAGAAGCTTGCAACGATCCATTACAACGTAGCTAATGGTATGCCGCTTGAAGTCAAGCACCTGTCTCCGCTTGAGCGTCTGTGGGGAGAGTTCTCTGCTATGATGCGTAAGCGTAGCATAGACGTTGGCGTTGACATGCACGATGGCAATATCCTGTGGCGTGGTAAGCAGTTTGTTGTGACTGATCCTGTTGCTGGCGGGCATGGTGTACCGTTCGACAGGTATCTTGAGTTCCAGAAGCACTGTGCCGAAATGTGTTCCATGTTCGACGCGCGTTTCTATGTGCAGATGAATGCCGTTACCGTTCTGAAAACAACTCTCATGTAAGGAGATACACATGACTGCTCTCGTTCAAACTGCTGGTGTGCATGGTTATTCGTCGCCCTGTCCGAACCATGTTGTGTTCTCAAGCCATGTCTGCATGAGCCTTGCAGAAGCGTTCAACTTCTTGCTCGGTGAACACTTGATTGTGGGTGCAGGATGCTACAAGGGGGTGCAGGAACGTGCATATGCACTGCCGGAAGCGGTGTTCTACGAAATGCAGCGCCGCTGGCCGCACATCACTGCCGATCAGGAAAGCATTCTGATCCTTGGCTCCCCTCGTGCGAGGAACTGGCGTCCTGCTACGCTGCGGTACATTGATGGTTCTGGCCGTGCTGATGTTGACCTTGGCATCTGGCGGTCTGTTACGTACGACACTGCACGTAAGCAAGAGAACTGGTCTTTCTTCAACGGCAGTTACTTCATCTGCGAGGTTGATCCTCCTGCGAATATGTTCGAGGCACAGCAGCGTGAAGTTGCGAAGAGACTTGCTGCACTCGACAGCATCCTGAAAACTATCAACCAGCACTTCGACACTGACTTGCTTGACTATCAGGCAGTGGCCGATGGTCTTGATGATAACCTGAACCGCATGTATGCCGATGCGTTCATCAGCGGTGCAGAGCATATGAGTATCGTGCTTGGCGGTGCTGCAAATGCTGATCTTGACGACATGCGTACTCAATTGCAGAAGAACGGGAAACTGTTCGTTAACGTAGGAGTTGGGGAAGATGCTTCCGATTGACCTGTGGGGCTTTATCGTAGGGTACACCTGCGTATACATCATCATCAAGATCATGCAACACGCTGATACACTCAGCGACGGTAATGTAGGAGCAGAAGATGAACATACCGCATGACGAGTACATCAGACGTATGAATGAAGGGCCGTTGTACAACGAGAAGTACTACAACCCTGATGAATGGTTGCGTCTGTTCCGTGTCTACAGTACGCCGGGATACCTCACTGCACACCTTCGTGCCTTTGCGTACTGGATGAAGGTGAATGGTCGGTGGGTGTTGAAATGAGCGCGGCTCCTAAGTCTTCCTTTGTGCTTGGTAAATGGAAGACGCGGGACGTGCTTGAACGTAAGGGTGAAGTAACGGTGTCTGCTTACAAAACTAGGTATGGTGATACGTTCTATACTCCTGTTCGCAGAACAAGCAAGGCATTAGGGACGAACGTGCTGTATCGTATCCATGTTCGACTAAAGACCTGACTTCCGGGACACCTTTATGTAAAGACGACGCAGTAAGGTACGCTTCAACGGAGATAGGCTGACTAACCTCGGCCTATCCTAGATGCAGCGTAGCATCATCAACCCACCACATAGGAGAATACCATGTCTGAGAAAGACCCGTTTGACTTTGCCGACCTGTCCGACCTTCCCGAAGAACTCGGCAGCAAGCTGACACGCGACACTGATGAAGCTGTCAAAGCATGGGCTGGCGTTGTCAACAAAGGTGTGGCCCGTGGCTTCACCGAACTGTCGATCAATCAGATCATCGCAGCGGCCACCCGTCTTGGCCTTGAAATCCCGACGCAGCAGACCGTGCGGAACTACCTGAACCGCGCTGTTGAACTCAAGCTGATCGGCAAACCCACCCGCATGTCGTATGGCGCTGCTGGTGCTGTCCCGGCTGTTGAAGGCGGCGAAGAACCGACCGCAGAACCCACGGCAGAGCAGTCTGCTGATGATCTGCTGAACTCGGTCCTGAACTAAGGACCACGCTTTGCCAGCGGTGCGTAACAACTGGCACACCTTAACACTGTATAGGAGATATACATGCGTCTGAATTACATCCATATCCGTGCGATCATCGCAGCACTGGCGTTCGTTATTGTTTCTGCTTTTGCAGTCAACATGGCACATGCTATCACTCTCGGTGATCCCGAAGTTTCCGATTGGCCGGAGCCGTTCGATCCTGAGCCGACGCCGGAAGAACCTGTCGATCCCGTTGATCCGGTTGATCCCGTGGACCCTATCGACCCGGTAGACCCGATTGACCCTGTGGACCCCATTGATCCTGTTGATCCAGTGGACCCTGTTGATCCCGTCGATCCGACCGAGCCTGTTGATCCTGCACCCGTTGCGCCTGTTGTGCCGAACTTCGAGTTTGGTAAAGGTGACGCAGAGCAGGCACCTTATGTTGCACAGCACTGGACTGGTACGTGTGAACGTCGCGCCGATGGCAAGATTTACGTACATACCGCCTTTGGCCGCAACCAAGAGATCGCCCATGCACAATGCAAGGCGAAGGTTCTGAGCGAAGAAGCAGAAGGATAAGCAATGCAATTGATCGAACACCTGTTCGACGACCTGCATTTCCGTAATATGGTGCGGTGGTTCGCCACTGCACCTGTTCAACGAGATGCGTGGATGGAGTACGTACCTGAACTAACGCATAACATCACACGTCATTACAACGTGTGGACTATGTGGGATGGACAGCCGCACTTCTATGTAATCGACAAGAACGACCTGAGCGTGTGCATCACAGTGTCACGTACAGGATACGTTGGAGAGGAAGACGTTACCCATGCGTATATGATGGGAGATGGAGTTGTATATGTCGGTGAGACACCAGAACTCGTACGCCAAACCATCGAAACTGCACTGGCTAGACAGCGCGAAGCTGCTGGACATAAACCAGCGCCGCAAGATCGCCCATTGCACTAATGAGCCTACAGCATACATTGCTAACAACCTCAAGGGATACAGTCTTTACTGCTTCCGTTGCGGAGAGAAACTCTTCCATCCGGTAGAGAGTAGGTCACTGAAAGAACTACGTGCAGCAAGCAATGCTGCGCTTGACGAACTTAAACAGTTCACAGGTATGCCTCCTGATGCAATAGGCTTGGAGTTCGCTCCAGAGCAAGCATTAGTATGGCTGCTCAATGGTGGATTGACACCAGAAGTGGCAGAGCATGTACACGGGATTAAGTGGCATGACGCAAGTAAGCGTCTCCTTATTCCAGTACGTGACAGAACACTCAAAGACGTAGGACTAGTTGCCCGTGCAGTAAACGGTGAGCGACCCAAGTACAAGATGATACAAGGCAGACCTACACTTCATTTCCCAATTAAACCTAATAGACTAGTCATGGTACTGACTGAGGATATACTGTCAGCAATAGCTGTCGCCTCAGCAGGCTATGATGCAGCAGCAATCCTCGGCACGAGCGTAGCGTCGCAAGACACAGCAGAATTAACCTGCTTGGCTACAACCATCGTGTCATTCACCGACCCTGACAAGGCTGGACGCGATGCGTACGTTAAGATGCGTAAGTCATTCAGCGTACACGGCTGTCGCCTTGTCAGGGCGAAGGCAGACAAAGACCCAAAGTATCTAAGCAGAGATACTATCAGGGAGGCAATAGATGAAGCGTTAAGGAGTTAAGTATGAAAACTACACGTAGCTGTTACTGGTGTGACTACACGTGGCCTACATGGGTTAGTAGGCGATGCCCGCGCTGCGGTAGAGAATAGGAGTTAACACATGATCGACCTCACGCTCCTGCGTATTCTCAAGCACCGCGAAAACTTCTACAAGGTGCGAGGGCGTATAACGGACAATGCACTCGATCCGCAGACACTTGTTATCATCAAGGATTACGGCAAGTACTTTGATAAGTTCCCCGATCATCAGTCGGTTGACTTTGACGTGTTCTTGCCGTTGTTCCGTGCATGGCATAGCGGACTGAAAGACGACAAGCGGCAGGCACTAGAGATTGTGCTGAACCGCGCACGAGAGAACGTAGACGAAGAAACGCGCATGGAAGTTATGCGTAGCTTGCTTGAACTGCGTTTGGCTACGACCATTGCGAACAAGATCGCAGCGTTTGAAGAAGGTGAATTGCCGCAGTTGTACCATCATCTTGCGACAAGCATTCAAGAGTACAAGATGGACGCGGGTATGAAAGATATCAAGTTCATCGACGACGACATTGACGACCTACTGCTTGAAGATAACGAGACGAACGGGATCAAGTGGCGGCTAGACGTACTGAATAACAGTATGCGTCCGTTGCGTGGCGGTGACTTTGGTATCATTGCAGGCCGACCTGACAAAGGTAAGACTACTTTCCTTGCATCAGAGTTGACTTACTTTGCACCGCAGATTGGACCGGACGAGAATATACTCTGGCTTAACAATGAAGGTCCGGGTAAGCGTATCGTACCTCGGCTGTACCAAGCTGCTCTAGGCATTACCAAGACGAAGTTGATTGAACTTAGTCAGCGTAAGGTTGCGGGCATGGCGTATGCCAAGCTTATGGGCAGACGAGACAAGATCAGAGTTGTTGACATTCACGGTATGGATAACTTCGCCGTGGAGCAGATCATCGAAGCTAACAATGCCAAGGTTGTCGTTTATGACATGATCGACAACGTGCGAGGCTTTGGTGATAGCGCACGTACCGACCTTGGGTTGGAACGCATGTATCAATGGGGCCGAGAACTTGCAGTCAAGTATGACGCTATCGGTCTTGCTACATCGCAGATATCCAATGACGGTGACGGACTACAGTTTCCTACACTTGGGATGCTTAAAGACAGTAAGACAGGTAAGCAAGGCGCGTGTGACTTTCAGCTTATGATCGGTGCATCGAATGATCCGGGGTACGGCAACGTACGTTGGCTATCGCTGCCTAAGAACAAGCTGCGGGTTGACACAGGACCAAGCGATCCTCGTGCGACTGTTAAATATGAACCAATGCGGGCGCGTTACGTTGACATGCCTATTATGGGAGACGAGAGTGAAGATAAATCAAGCAGCAGTGAATAGCGCATTGCAGGTATCAGGCGGTGCTACTATGTCCGCCCGCGACCTCTTGCGAGAGCAAGGATACAAGTTCCGTAACTCTACATTCGTGGAGTTGGCACGGAATTACTCTGAGGAAACTCAACCGGAGTTGGACCTTGCAGGCGGTGTACTGGAAGCACCAGACCATCGCCGGATTAAAGCCACGGGTAAAACCTTTGTGTTTACCTGCGCGCAGAACAATACTAAGCTGCATGACAAGTTCTGGCAGTCTTTGATGCACTATCTGGAATACAGAAATGCAGAACTGCATGTTAGCCGTTTTGTGTACAGCAAGAAAGCACTGTCTGCTAATGATGCCAAGGACGGTTCTGCTAAGTCGAGTGATGGCGACGGTGCGTGGTATGATCCGCGTATTGAGCCGTATGCCTCAGACCAGTCTGTTCAGATCGCACCTGATCTTGTATGGTGTGGCGAACTGAACATCATTCCTACTCGTGTGCATCCTCTGAGTACACTCAAGACGTACACTCGTGGTAATAGCGCAGTGATCCCACATGTTAAGATGCGGATGGACAGCGTACCTACCATGAAGGACGAGCAGCCTGTGTTTCTGTACACTACGGGTACTGTGACGCAGCGGAACTACATTCAACGGGTCGCAGGACAGGTGGCAGAGTTCCACCATGTATTCGGTGCGTTGGTTGTAGAGGTAGACGACGATGGTGCATGGTGGGCGAGACAGATCAACGCGGACCTTAACGGGTGCTTCTATGATCTGGATACGTACTGGACACCTGATGGCGGTACAGATGGTATGCGTGTTGCTGCTATCACCCATGGCGACATTCACGGTATGAAGGCAGACGCTTTCATTATCGAAGACGTGTTCGCAGAGGGCGGTATCTTGGATCGGCTGTTGCCTTACGAGCAGTTCTTCCATGACACTATCGACTTCATGCCGCGCAATCACCACAACATCAAAGACGCGCACTTCTTGTGGAAGATGCACCATCGGAACACCGAGAGTGTAGAGGCAGAGTTTGATGTTGCAGCGCGTATTCTCAAGCTGGCACATCGTCCTTGGTGTAAGAGCATTGTAATCACGTCTAACCATGACGTAGCATTGCATCGCTGGCTCCGGGATACCTCTGCGTTCTATGATCCGCCTAACGCTGGCTTCTGGCTTAAGCACAATCTGCGTATGCACGAGGCTATCCGACGCGGTGCTTACTACCACCCGTTTGAAGATGCCTTGCTGTCACGTCTGCCTATGCGGAATATCGAAGTCGTTAAGGAAGACGAAAGCTACAAGGTATATGGCACGAACATCGAAGCTGGTGTGCATGGTCATTTGGGACCGAATGGCGCACGAGGCAATCCGCTGAACCTGCGTACCGTAGGGAAGGCGAATACCGCTCACACGCACTCTGCTAGTATTGTGGATGGCGTGTACACCGCAGGCGTGTATGGCTCTCTTGACATGGGATACAACATGGGCCTGTCTAGCTGGTCGCATAGCTTTATCGTAACCTACTTGAATGGTAAGCGAGCGATCTTGACAATCAAGTATGGCAAAGCTTGGCGAGACGCCAGCACGAAAGGATAAGCAATGTACGTAGCAGTTATTGTAGCAATGATGCTCAATGGTGAACTTGTTACTCTCAAGCCTACCGACCGCTTTTACACCCATGCAGAGTGCATGTTCGTCACTGCTACGTTCGCAGCGGAGTACAACTGGATGATGATGCAGCAAGGCCATCCGGCTGTTGGCTTTGTTATCGACTGCGTGAAAGGTGCCGACGCATGATCTATGTAGCCGGATCACTACGTAATCCAAACATGCTTGATATCCGGGACCGTCTTACAGATGCGCTCCCTGAGCATCAAGTGTTCATGGATTGGTACGCAGCAGGACCAGAAGCTGACGATCATTGGAAGGCATACTATCAGAGCAAAGGTCTTGACTACCTGTCTGCCCTAAAGGAACCTGCTAGTGTGAACGTCTATAATTTCGACAAGAAATTTATTGACCAGTCAGACTACATGGTTCTTGTATTGCCCGCTGGCAAATCTGGACACATGGAACTCGGATACCAGATCGGTCGTGGTAAGCACGGTATCATCCTTCTTGATGGTAGCAGCAGCGAGGAACGGTGGGACATTATGTACCAGTTCGCAAGCCTTGTTACGTACGACCTCAAAGAAGTAATGAAATACATCATGGAGCATGACCTTGCTAGTAATTCCTGAACTTGGTAAGATTGTCATTATGCCTCCGCGTAGTGGCAGTACGGCACTTAAGCAGACGGTGCTTGATGTTTACAAAGATGCCTTCTGTCCGCACAGGCACGGAGAGGTAGAACTGTTTAACAGAGGGTTCGATCAAGTTCTGTATAGTAACTGGACATTCGTGTATTGTTTACGCGATCCCGTCGAACGGCTTAAGAGCCTGTGGCGGTACATGCAAAACGTAAGCCCGCAGCGCAATCCGGCAGCACCGCCATGGTGGATCAGGGAGCAGAACCTCGACGCAGACAGGCCGTTCAGCGATTGGGTTATGCAGAGTACTTCTAAGTTCTCGTCTCCCGACAATGACGAAGACACGTACCATGCAGTAGCATTCCAGATGCCTGCCGTACATAAGAGTGCGACACAGTATCTTAAGGGTATTGGAAGTCGTCCGCTGCAAGTGCTTAGGTGCTACAACGAGACAGACCTGAGTAATATCCTACAGATCGGCACTGTTCCGCACATCAATCAAAGCACACCGTCTAAGTGGGACGACAGCGTTACTGACGAGGCACTCGCAAGTATTCGTATGTATCATCACTTTGACTACAGCCTTATGGAGTTAGCATGACAGATCAGAAGTTCAAGGCAGATGCAGGCAAGGCAGACCCTACGTTGTTTGACGAGGGTTTTCCTATTGCCCGTATGTTCATCCAGTCTACGCTAGACTATGGTGCTATCAAGTACGAGGCTCATAGCTGGCGGAAAGTACCCGGAGCGTTCAAGCGTTACGGTAAGGCAGCAGCGCGTCACCGAGAGGCACGTATGCTTGCACAGATGCGTAACCCTGAGCATGGTTTCATGGCTCTGGATCACGAGAGCGGATTGCCACATATCGCACACGAACTGTTTAACCTTATGGCACAGATCGAGTTGTATGTTGCAGCTAATCCCGGCATTGACTTCAAGCGTATGCTGGAGTTCAATCAGCCACCGCAAGATCACAAGAACGCTACGGACGTTTACCACGGTTTTATCCCGCCTGATGCCGCTGTACCGCGACGGCACTGCAAGCCACTGTTCGACGCACAGCCAGAGGCGCACTACAAAGCGCAAGACCGCGCCAGCAGAGAACAAGATGCTATGTCTGATACAGACTGGAACAACAAAGGAGCATGATTTGACAAAGACAATCCAACTGGCACAGTCTAAGTACACACCTGCCAAGCTAGGCGAGGAAGTGTACCTATCAGAGAAGCTGGACGGTGTGCCTGTCCGGTTTGACTTCCGCGTTAACATGGTTGGCAATGGCGTCGATCTGATTACCATGCGTACAAGACAAGACGAGTTTCCGAACTCTTGTCAGTTCATCCTAGCAAAGCTTATGCAGCGTATCAATGCGTTCTTGGTCGTGCGGGATGCTACTACGCAGAAGACATGGGCGCACAGCACTATGACGCTCATTGGCGAAGTTACGCACGAAGACTACACGGCATTCAAGGATATCAGCGGCGTGGTCCGCAGGCAGACACCGCAGAGTGGTTTGATATTGAACCTGTTCGACTTCAATACGTCGCTGGCTACGCTACCGTTTGCAAAGCGGCTGTTCCTTATGCAGACCATGATCCCTATGAACACGCAAGAGGTTCGTAGGATTGTACAGGTTGCCTGCCACAAGAAGGATATCGACGGTCTGTTCGATGCGTTCATGGCACAGAAGCCTAGTGCAGAGGGCATGATCGTTCGGGATGCTAACGGCAAGTTCGAGCCTGGTAAGCGTACATGGTGTTACCAGAAGCTGCTGCGTAAGCCTACGATTGACCTGTACGTTACAGGCTTCGAGGAAGCTACCACAGAGGCTGGTGAACCCAAGGGCATGGTTGGTCGTGTACTTGTTAGCTACAAAGGTACAGAGATTGGCTGCGGTCCCGGTAAGCTTACTCACGCAGAGCGTACTGAGTTGTGGCAGGAGTGGACGCAGTGGCAAGCTGCTATCGCAAGCGGCTATAAGACTACCAAGTGGCGTCGTATGGCTTGCATCCAGTACAAGGAAGACGCTTCTTATGGGGCTTTGCGAGAGCCTACATTCCAGCATTGGCGCGACGATAAGGAAACACCAGATGCTTAACGACGAGAACATTAAGAAGGTAGTAGACCTCATTGCTACCATGCCGGGAGTTCTACATGCACAGCGCGGAGGTTCCACGATCATTTGCGGGACCGATCCCAACACTACTGATGTTGATGTAAACGTATTGTGTACGTCTTTCGACGCGTTTGACGAATGGGAGATTTGTGGTAAAGAGGCATACGCACAAGACAGCACATTCGCTGCGTTTCGCAAAGGGCCGTTCAACATTCTAGCTTTCCAGAGCAGGGCAGAATTTGAAGCTGTGCTTTGGTGTACTAGCTTTGCACAGAAATGGGGTATGCCAAACAAAGATCAGCGATACGAGTTCTTTGAATACGTACGCAAGATAGCGAGGAACCAACTCTAATGTACCTAATCTTTGACAGTGAGACGGAGACGCACCACAGCCACAAGCGGAAGTCTAATCCGTTTAACCCTAAGAACTATGTGGTTATGCGTGGCTATAAGAAGCAAGGCGACCAGTGCTGCACAGCAGAACACTTCCTGTCAAAAGATCAGGTGACGCCTTTGCATATTCCCGACGATGTTGATGTCCTTGTCGGGCATAACATCAAGTTCGATCTGCTGTATGAAATGTGTATTCCCGGCGGATACGAGAACCTGCGTAAGTTCTATGTACGCGGAGGCAAGGTATGGTGTACGCAGTACGCTGAGTACCTTATTCGCGGACAGGTCCAGAAGTACCATATGGTTTCTATGGACAGTATAATCGAAAGCTATGGTGGTCGTAAGAAGATCGACGGGCTTAAGGCATTGTGGAACGCAGGCGTACTTACATCAGAAATTAACCCTGACTTGCTTAAGGACTACCTTATCGGCACAGTCGAGGAAGGCCGGAACTCTGGCGACATTGGCAACACCGAACTGATCTACCTAGGCCAGCTTAAGGAAGCAGACATACTCGGTATGCGTACAGCTATTGAAGTACGTATGGATGGTCTGCTTGGTACTACCGAAATGGAGTATCGTGGCCTACCGATTGACCTAGCAGTTGCTAAGGCAGACATGGCGGCATTGATGGCAGAGCAGAAGGAAGTGGCAGCACGTCTTGATGCATACATCACAGAGCATGTTCCAGCAGAGGTCAACTTCTCTTGGACGAGCGGTACGCATGTATCGTGCCTGCTGTTCGGTGGTACAATCAAGTACGAAAAGCGCGACGTGTACATTGACGAGACGGGGGAACTCGCACGGTATAAGGCAACAGAACGCTGGCCGCTTTTCAATGGCAAGCCAATCGAACTCAGCAAGCTTATGGCAAGTCCTAGCGCAGAGTACGATGATACACTCGCACGATGGACTATCAAGCGACCGAATGGTTCTGTACTCGTACAAGATGTGTACAAGTCTGGTAAGAAGGTAGGCGAGGGCAAGTTTACTAACGTAGAAGTGCAGGGCGATCTTAAGGTCAAATGGCAAGACTACTTCCACAAGCTTCCCGGTATTACCGAGCCTGATCCTAGCTGGAAGAATGCTATGACAGATGGCGCGGGTGTTCCTATCTACAGTACAGACAAGGACACTATCGAAGTCTTGGGTACACGAGACATTCCGTTCCTCAAGGATTTCAGCAGGAACGCAGCACTGAACAAAGAACTCGGCACGTACTACGCTAGGTACGATCCGAAGAAGAAGACGTACGTAGGTATGTTGACAACCGTTGACGAGACAGGAGTTGTGCATCACAGCCTTAACCACGTTAACACCGTTACCAGCCGACTGAGCAGTAACAACCCGAACATGCAGAACCTTCCTCGTGCTGACAAGTCAACAGTCAAGCGCATGTTCATTAGCCGTTTCAAAGACGGTGGGCAGATGGTAGAGATTGACTACAGCCAGCTAGAGGTTGTTGTACAGGGCTTGCTATCTAACGATGCTAACCTTGTTAAAGACCTTATCAATCAAGTTGACTTTCACTGTAAGCGCGTAGCACTCAAGCACCAGATCAAGTACGAAGACGCGATCTACTGGTGCAAAGACGAGACGTACCCTGAGTACAAGAAGTGGAAGAAAGAGCGCACCAAGGCCAAGAACTTCTCATTCCAGCGGGCATACGGAGCGGGTGCAGCAGCTATTGCAGCATCTACTGGTATGGACGTGGACGAGGTTAAGGCCATGATCGAAGCAGAGGAGCAAGAGTATGCAGGGGTTAAGCGTTACAACGATCTTGTCGAACGAGAAGTCAACAGTACTGCTGAACCCTTTCGGGATGGAGAGCAAGGTTGGCGAGTGTTCCGCAGAGGAACTTATACAGCGCCTACAGGAACGATTTACTCATTCCGATCCTACGACGCTCCTAAATGGATGCGCGATAAAGGCATAACAGATACGTTCATGCCGACCGAACTAAAGAACTATCCAATCCAAGGCACAGGCGGCGAGATTGTCCAGATGGTTCTAGGTGTGATGTTCCGACTGTTCATGCGTAAGAACAATTGGGACAACAGAGCGTTCCTAGTGAACACAGTACATGACTGCTACTGGATCGACACGCACCCTGATGTTACAAGAGAGGTAGCAGACGCGGTGCTTAAGGTTATGAACGCAGTTCCGCAACTACTCAAGAAGTTCTACAACATCGAATGCCCGGTCCCCTTCCCTGCTGAGGCAGAACATGGACCCAATATGTACGATCTAACTCACTTCCATTGAAAGGAACACCACATGACTGACAATCTTAACGTCACTGCTCTCTTGGCAGAAGCCAATAACGAAGCCGTTCAGGACCAGACCAAGGTAACTGGCGGCTCCGGCGAGTACAGTATTCCGGCAGCAGGCAAGACGCTGATGCGCTTTGTCGGCTACGTTGAAGTCGGCAAGCATCCGACTACCTATCAGGGCAAGGTGAATGGCTCTGCTATCCGTGCCAAGCTGTTCTTTGAACTGCTCGGTCCGAAGCACATGGTTGACGATGGCAATGGCGGCAAGCGCAGCACGTTGTACATCGAAGATATCTTTGTGAAGACTGGTGAGAAGGCAGCATTCCGCAAGCTGTTTATGAAGATGCGCGGCGGTGACGAGAGTATCAAGAACATGGCACAACTGCTTGGCCGTGGATACATCATCGAGATTGTCCATAATGTTGTAAAGGGCAGCGATGGCAAAGAGACTACCTATGCCAATATCCGTAATAAGGATGGCGAATGGACCGTTGCACCGCCTATGATCGAAGACCCGTCAACTGGCGAGGTCAAGAACATTCCGATCCCGGCACCGACGCAACCGATCCGTCTGCTCTTGTGGAACAATCCGAGCAAGCTGCAATGGGATAGCCTGTTCATTGATGGCACCAGCACTCGCAAAGTCAAAGGCGAAGATGGCAAAGAGACTGAGCAGGAAGTGTCTAAGAACTGGATACAGACCTTGATCGTCAAGAAGGCTATCGACTTCGAGAACTCGCCGCTTGCTGACATTCTGGCAGGGCTTGGCGAACTGAACCTCGGTGAAGTTGACGAGGAAGATCACACGCCGGAAGACCACGACGAAGCTGACAAGCTTGCAGCAGAAGCCAAGGCAGAGGAAGAAGCTAAGGCTATCGCTGCTGCTAAGGCAAAGGAAGCAGAGGAAGCTGCCGCAGCAAAGGCTAAGGCCGATGCAGACGCGAAGGCGAAAGCAGAGGCACAGCCCGAAGCAAAGCCCGCTGAGAACGTGGACGATATCTTCGCTGAACTCGGCATTAATTAATGCTTCAATCAATCGGGCCGGGCAGTTATGCTCGGCCTATCCACACAGGAGACACCATGAACCTATTAGATGAACTGGCAGGTATGGACTTCGCTGACCATACCGAGAGCAAGAAGATTGTTCCCGGTCGTGTAGCGCATATCGACGCCGACTTCATGGCGTATATCATCGCAGCCGACACTGTTGCAGAACAGCGCGGCGAGAAACCCATGCGAGACATTGGATACAAGTATGGACAAGTACATGACTTTGCAGAGTACATTAGAGGTCAGGCCGGGGCAGAGCGATATGTTCTTCACATTACGCCTCAAGGATCGAACAAAGGTAACAGAGCAGCACAGGCTGTGCAGCAGGAATACCAAGCTAATCGGCAAGGTAAAGAACCACCCGCTGATCTACACCGAGTACGGGACTACATCGCAGGTATGGTGGGACGAGTTGCAGTTCACCTTGACCAAGAAGCAGATGATGGACTTGCTCAGGCCAACTACAACGATCCGAGCAATGCTATCCTCTGTAGCCGTGATAAAGACCTACGGATGGTCCCCGGATTGCACCTTGACATGGACACTGCTGAAATCATTGATGTACCGTTTCGAGACTTCGGAAAGCTGGTAATTGACGATAGCAAGAGCAGCAAGAAGGTCGTAGGCTACGGCCCCGCGTTCTTCTTTGCACAGTGCGTTATGGGCGATGCTGCGGACAACATCAAAGGTCTGCCGCTTGCACCCGCCCGTGCAGTGATGAAGGTAAAGCCTACCGCGACATTCACGAAAGACCTAGAGCGGTATCAGGCTGCTGTTGCCAAAGGCCAGACGCATAATATCGACTTCGCTAAGGATCGCCTGCAAAGCCATCTGGTTACGGCAAAGCAGTGCGGACCTGCACTGACATACGAATTGCTCAAGGACATTACAAACGTGTACGATGCGTTTCAGTATGTCCTCAGCTTGTATGAAGGACTTGCCGCAGAGCATGGATATCAGTTCGTACATTGGCGTACTGGTGAGCCTGTAACACCAAAGCAAGTACTGCTCGGTGAAATGCAGCTGCTCTGGATGCGTAGGAACAAGAACCCGCTTGATGTTATCGAGTTCATCAAGGAGAACAAGAAGTGACCCACGAACAATTGCTGCATCTTGCCGGATACCTGATTGTCGGGTATCTGGTTTGGTGCTTTATGAAGGCCGCAGAACGCTGGCTTAATAGTAACAGGCGTTCATACGCAGAGAACGAGGCACGTAAGAACTATGAAGCGTATCGCGCTAAAGCAAGTGCCGTTGATAACAGCGGCGATCCTAAAGAGACAGGGCTCTGAGTGTCCGATCTGTGGACTACCAGTTGGAGCCAGAACTCGAAAGTCTCCTGCACTCGATCACGACCATGGAACAGGATACATCAGAGGCGTCCTGTGCGTCAATTGCAATGGTATCGAAGGGAAGATACACAACCTTGCAAGACGAGTTGGGACACACACTGATCGACGCACAGTTCTTGAGAGACTGATCGCGTATTGGGATACGCATAGTACCCCGCAGTGGGGAGGTATACTCCACCACACTCACAAGACCGAAGACGAGAAACGACTTGAGCGTGCAAAGAAAGCAGCCATTAGGCGCAAGAAAGCCAAGGAGCAAAAATGACGACAATACAAGAAGAAATCGAATGGGAACGGTCTATGTTGGATCGCGGCATTCAACGCTACAACCATATCCGTGACAAGGCAGTAGAGGGTGAGCGTCACTCTGATACGTCTGCTGGCAAACGACTTCTATCTTCGTATATCAAGCAAGTGTCTGAGCATATCGGGAACTATCTCGACAGCAAGACAGGAACACGCAGAGCGCCAGAGGCAAAGGTGCTTCTTGGTATGGACACAGATAAGCTTGCCTACATGGCATTGAAGTCTATGCTGTCCTGCGTGTACGAGAGTGACCGACTGTACACATCAGTCTGTGCTGACATTGGCTCTAAGATCAATGACGAGTTCATGTTCATCGAGTTGGAGACTGCACACAAGACGTACTTTGACGAGACGCTCCGTCAGATTGAAGCAAAGCAGACCGCGCACTACGGCCACATCAGGAACAGTATCTTGCTGGCCGCGAAGCGTAACAAGGACTTTGTGCCTGACTATTGGACGCAACCGCAACGTGTTCTGGTCGGCCTGATCCTTGCACAACTTACAATGCAGGCATGTGACCTGTTTGAACTACGGCAGGGCTACCGTGCTAATCAGGTAGGCAAGTGGGGTAACGAGGCGAAGTTCATCATCCCTACGAATGCTTGCATCCAATGGGTTAACGAACATGACGATGCTATGGCTATGCTGTTCCCTGATCGGTTGCCTATGCTTATCGAACCTGAGCCGTGGACCACACCGAGCGATGGTGGATATATCCTGCCCGAAATCCGCTACACGTCGCCCATGGTGATCCGGTCGCGGGTCAATCCGCAAGCGGGCCTGAAACGCTTCGCCAGCGCCGATATGCCGGGGGTGTACTCTGCGGTCAACGCGATGCAACGTACCCCGTGGCGGGTCAACCAGCGCGTCCTGCGGGTCATGCGCGAGGTCTGGTCCAAGAACCTTGGCGTGGGTATGCCCGCCGCCGAACCGCTGGCCTTCCCGCCCTGTCCGCTGGCGGCTGGTGCCAAGCCTGAGAACCCGCAAGAGCAAGAGGCTTTCGATCAGTGGAAGCAGGATATGCGCGCAGTTCATGCAGCAGAAGCAGAGCGCAGCGCATTGTCTATGCTAGTAGTACGAAACTTGCGGCTTGCAGCAGAACTCGAAAAGAAGGATAGGTTCTACTATGTCTACCGATGCGACTTCCGAGGAAGGGTTTATGCGGCATCCTCCGGCGTATCGCCACAGGGTCCAGATCAGAGCAAAGCACTCATTGAATTTGCTAACGCGAAACCACTTGGGCCGCGTGGTCTATATTGGCTCAAAGTACACGGCGCTAATAAATGGGGCGAAGATAAGTCTCCCTATGATGCCCGTGTTGCATGGATCGAAGAAAGACACGAACAATGGCTTGCTGTCGCTGATGATCCTGTCGGCAACCGTGCCTTATGGGCAGACGCTGACAAACCTTACCAGTTTCTTGCATTCTGCTTTGAATATGCAGAAGCTACACGAGTTGGAGCAGAGTTTCGGTCGCGTTTGCCCATTGCTCTCGACGGGAGTTGTAACGGCCTGCAACACTTTTCCGCTATGCTACGGGATGATGTGGGAGGTAAAGCGGTCAACCTTACGAAAGCCGACAAGCCCGCCGACATTTACCAAGAGGTAGCAAACGTAGCTACAGGTAAGCTAAAGCAGCTTGCAGTTGGCGAAGGTGATCTGTCTGGTGGAGCGCGTAACTGGCTACGGCTATTCCGCAAACTCAATCCCGACAATCCGAGTATGCCGCGTAAGTTGTCCAAGCGTCCTGTTATGACGTTGCCGTATGGCTCTACGCAGAACACCTGCACCGAGAGTATCTATGACTGGTATCGTGATGCGGATAACGAGTTCTTTGGTACTACAGGCTTCCGACATGCAATCATGCTCTCACCGATCCTGTGGTCTAGCATCGGCAACGTAGTTATTGCTGCTCGTCAGGCTATGGATTGGATACAGAAGTCTGTTGGTGTTGTGGCTAAGGATGGCAAGGGCGTGCTGTATCATACACCGCTCGGCTTCCCTGTGTACCAGTCTGCAACGAAGTCAGACGTTAAGCTTGTCAAGACAGCCATCAACGGTGGTATCCGTTTGAACGTGCAGTACTTCACAGACGAAATGGACGTGCGGCGTATGCGTCAAGGTGCATCACCGAACTTCGTGCATAGCATGGATGCAACGCATATGATGATGGTGCTTAACGCTTCTGTTGAAGCAGGCATCACAGACTTCGCTATGATCCATGACGACTTTGGTACACACGCTTGCCACATTGACGACTTCCACAAGATCATCCGAGAAGAGTTCGTACGTCTGCACTCTCAGAATGTACTCGAAGTGTTCTATAACGAGTTGACCGAGAGATACAACGTGAAGCTACCTAACCTTCCAGCACAAGGCAGTCTGGACCTGAATGAAGTATTGACCTCACCCTTCTTCTTTGGGTGAGGCGTCTTCTTTCCGGGTCTGCTTTATGGAAAGGGAGATAATAGGCATATAAGAGTATATTATATAATAATTAATATAATCTATATACTATATCTTATTAGGTAAAATGTACAATGAATTATCAGAAGAAGAACTAATACTTCTAGCAATAGAGTATGTTCTAAAGGGAGTACCCGTACCTTCTGGTATTGTCAGTCTGCTTGATGCAGATGTTCTATCAACCATTAAGGAGAACGCATGAGCCTTACCGCAAGAACCGACACAGCACGTTATGTGTTAGATAAGCTGGTTGAACGTATTTCTCAGGAAGTAAAGTTCGACCGAGACAGTACAGCATTCGACATGGGACGACAGCAAGAGCGTCGTGAACTTCTGCTGTTAATCAAACACCACGAACATCAGGCACACCGATATGATCAGAAAAGCTGAACTAGAAGACCTATCTGATGTAGCAATACTGATGCAGGACTTTAACCAGCAAGTAACTGGTACTCGTTTACCGCTAGAGCAATACGGAGAAATCCTAGAGCAGTTGATCGACGGTATGGGAGTAGTTCTGATTTCAGACACCGATGCAGGTGTTACAGGTGCTATTGTCGGACAGGTTATTAGTAACCCATTCTTGGGTAATGCAATGCTTCAAGAGATTGCATGGTACGCAACTGACAATTCCGGTATGGGTCTTCTCCGTGCTTTCATTAAGGAAGCGAAAGACCAAGAACTCGATAGCGTTTACTTGACTGTTTTAGAGACAGCAGGAGAGCGTGTTCACAATCTTCTCAAGTGCATCGGCTTTGATGCAGTAGAGCGGAGTTACACGATGAAACTGTAAGGAGGTAACAATGGGGCTACTCACGGCTGCCCTAGTGGTCGGTGCAGGTGCAGCAGCAATGGGCGCTGTAGGCGCAGCTAAGTCACGCAAGCAACAAGAAGCTGCGATGGCACGGCAAGAGACACAGGCACGAGAAAGTAACCGAGTAGACCAGACACGGCCAGATGGCGGTGCTGACATTGTACTCGGCACAGATGAAGACAAGGGCGGCGCACGTCGCAGTACCGCACAACGATCAAGTGTTCGCGGTAAGAAAGCAACCACTACTGCCTTCGGCGGAGTAGTTACTCCCGGTATGGCCGCTATGGTTGCACCGTCTGCTAACTCAGGTGCAGCACCGAAACCGTTTAGTGTCAACACTAGTAGGGATAGGTAATGGATAAAACACCCCTGTTGAAGAAGAACCAAATCAGCCAAATCTGGACAGCAATGGACGGAGAGAAAGGCGACTTGGTTAAGCGGTGTGAACAATACGCCCGCTGGACTATTCGGGGAGTGTTCCCGGAGGAATACACCGAGGGTCAAGAACTAATGGCAAGCTATGTCATTATCGGCCCACGACTTGTTAACAACCTTGGTAACAAAGTAGTAGAAGCAATGTTCCCGCACACGCGGCCATTCTTCTCTGTTAACTTGAGTATGGAAGTCCAGAAGAAGATTAGGCAAGAGGCTGGCGATGTAGCACTTGCACAGGTAGCATCCGATGCGCGGAAAGAAGCGCGTTGGGTAGAAGACTACGCAATGTCTAAAATGAACCTCGTCAAGTATCGACCCGTTGCGGTTGATCTGGCACAACAGCTTATCGTAACAGGTAATGCACTGAAACGTCGTATGCCTAATGGACGGAATGTCGTCTATAGTGTACGTGACTTTGGTATTCGCCGGGATATTACCGGGGAGCCGAGGGAATGTGTAGTGCGCGATCAAGTTACGTATGATGAATTGCCCGCTGATGTTCAAAATGCGATTAAGACTGAGAGAGCAGCTTTAGCAAAGCCTGTCACTGGAAACGCAAGTCCTGTGCATAAGGCCGATAAGCTGTGGTTGTATACCCGCTTTTACAAAGAGGGGAACCGCTGGATTAGTGAGCAAGAGTGTGAAGGATATTACATTAACGGTAGCAAGACTGGCTACTCGCAACGTGATGTGCCGATCATCGCTCTTACGTGGTCACTGCCCCGTGGGTTCAATTACGGCAGAGGTCTAGTTGAGGAACATGCTGTGGTATTCCACAACCTCGACCAGACTGGTGAAGCACTGTTTGATATCTTTCAGATTAGCGCGGACATTAAGTTCGTGGTCAATCCCTCGTCATTGCTTGACGTGGTAGAATTGAATAACTCGAAACGTGGTTCGTACCATGCGGGTAATCCAGATGATGTTGGCGCACTATCAAATGACAAGGTGAAGGAACTCCAAGTTCTAGCATCTGCTGTCGAGAGGATGGAGCGTGAATTGTCGCTGGTGTTCCTTATGGGCGCTGGCGCTGTGCGTGATGCAGAGCGTGTAACTGCGTATGAAGTACAGATGAATGCACTCGAATTAGAGACAGCATTCGGTGGACTATATAGCCGCCTTGCTTTGGAATGGCAACAGATCGAAGCAGAGTATCTTGTCGGGCAGTTGAAGATTGCCAGCCTAGACAAGAAGGACTTGTTTGATATCACGATCACCACCGGGATGGAGAACTTGTCGCGTGAAGGCGCTTTGCAAAACTTCCGTGCAGCTATCATGGACTTGCAATTGCTAGAGGGAGTGCCAGAAGACATTCGACGTGGGATCAATCCCATCAAGGTCGCAGCATTCCTGTTTGGTCAGCGTGGCGTTAAGTTTGAAGAGTTCCTGTTCAGTCAGGAAGAACTGCAAGCGCAACAGCAACAAGAGCAAGCGCAGCAAGAACAGATCGTACAGCAAGAAGTTGCAGCTAAAGCAGCTACGCAACCGACAGAGTAAGAGAGGACGACATGGCTGATAACGACACTAAACCAGACGATCAGACGAACCAGCAACCCAAGGTGGATGCACAGGGCGTTCCTGATAATATGACTAACCAGACTGCCCAACAGTCGCCCGCTCCTGAGCCTAAGAAGCCGGACGAGCCGAAACCGGATGCCAAACCGGATGATACGACTAAGGCAGATGCTGGCAAGCAAGACGACACCAAGCCGAAGGAAGACGAGACGAAGCCGGAAGACAAACCCCTTGACGTTACTGTATGGGGTGACACTGGCTCTGACACTGGCAATGCGGTTCTTAAGAAGCTGCAAGAGAGTGGCGTTAAGCCTGATACGGCAAAGGCACTTCTGTACGATGCAGTACAGGCAGGCGATGTAACTAAGATCGACAAGGCAGCGTTGACCGCAGCTATTGGCGAGGCTAGTGCGAACATCGTACTGAGTGGGATCGACACGTTCATCAAAGAGAACAACGCGAAGAACACTAGTGTACTGACTGCACTGCACACTGAGGTAGGTGGAGAAGAAAACTGGAACACTCTGCGTGATTGGGCGAAAGCTAATCTCAAGCCAGAAGAAATCCAAGAGTACATCGACCTCATTGATGCAGGCGGTCGTAAGGCAGTGCTTGCTGCTAAAGACCTGAACGAGCGATACGAGCAGGCAGGGAACACTTCCCTCAAGAAGTCTGAACAGGTAGTTCCGAATGCGAACAACCAACAACAACAACCAAACATTGTTGCCATGTCTTCCAAAGAGTATTTCGCAGCTTGTGAGCAAGCGCACCGAGACGGTACATATGCCGCTAAACGTGCAATGCTTCTGGCGTCACGAGAACTCGGCAAGAAACAAGGCAAGTAATTTAGTATAGGAGAATACTATGTCGGGAGCTAATATTCCTACCGATAGTTCGCATCTGTCGGACCTCGCACAATCGGAAATGATTGAACAGTATGCTGGCGCTGTGGATAGCCAGTTCGCAAAGTCCTCGGTTATGCGGGGCATCTTCCCGGTTAACCCGATCCGCAACACCGATACCTCGATTGTCCGCCGCGTCGGTCGTACCGAGATTAAGGCACTGCAAGCTGGTGTTCGCCCGGAAGCAAGCAAGACGAACTTCGGTCGTACTGCCGTGACCGTTGATACGGTTATCCTTGCACGGGACAACCGTTCCATGCTGAACGAGTTCCAGACGGACTTCAATGCTCGTGCTGAACTTGGTAAGGACCACGGTAAGGAACTTGGTAAGTTCTTTGACGAGGCGTTCCTCATTCAAGGCATTAAGGGTGCTGGCCTGTCCGCCCCTGCTGGTCTGAATGGTGCCATCGGTGCAGGCAAGGTTGAAACTCTTGCGGCCCTCGGTGACGAGGAAGACCCGGACCTGCTGTACGCTAAGATCGCACGTATCCTTGTGCGTATGCAGGAAGAAGACATTGACACCGAAGAATGTGTTATCTTCGTTCGCCCAACTCAGCACGAAGTTCTGCTGAACAACGACAAGCTTGTGTCGCGTGACTTCTCGGAAGGCAATGGTAACTTTGCTCTTGGCAAGGTTATGACCATGATGGGTTCTGCTATCATGCCGACCGCGCGCATCCCGCAAGCTGCCATCACTGCCCACCCGCTGTCGAACCCCGACAACGGCAACGCATACGACCTGACTGCTGCACAAGCAAAGGCCACCGCAGTTATTCTGCACCCGTGGTCGCTGCTGGCTGGTGAAACCATCCCGCTGCAATCGGACGTGTTCTTTGACAAGGTTGAGCGTCAGTGGTTCATCGACAGCTTCATGGCGTTCGGTGTGTCGAACCGCCGTCCTGACGTGTGCGGCGTTGTGAACAAAGCCTAATGCTATTGCCCTCTCCGTTAATTCGGGGAGGGTATTTTTTGTTTAGTGTTTATCTACCTGCACAGGCTCTGTGTAGCTACATGAACAGGAGAAACAATCATGCTGACTAGACTAGAAGCAATCAATGAATGCCTGAGTTCTGTCGCTATTGCACCTGTATCCTCAATCGACAGTCAACACCCTGCGTTCCTAAAGGCAGCGCGGAAGTTCAATGTTGTCGCAAAGAAGGTCCAGAGTAATGGCGGTAAGGGCTGGTGGTATAACCGTTCGTTTGTCACGCTCACGCCTGCGCTTGATGGAACCGTAACCGTACCGCAATACGCAGTTGTATGCGAATGCCCGAACTTCCCACAGTATATTGTACGCGGGAACCGTCTATGGGATCGTTCTAAGCGGTCGTTTGTTATCGACACAGCAGAGGAATATAGACTTGTAGAGGCACTTCCATACGAGGAAATTCCTGATGTTGCGCGAGAAGCAATCTGGACACGAGCAAAGTACGAGTACTACGTAGACGAAGAAGGCAGTCAACCAAAGATCGAACTGTACATGCGAGAGAAGGATATGGCACAGGCACAGCTTGTTGCAGAACACCTTCGACACGAGGACGTTAATCTGTTCGACGGTACGCATGGTAAGTACAAATACCCACACACCCGGAGGCTCCCCGTACGATGAGTAATGGAACATTGGGCTTCCCGCTGCAAGGTGTAAACCAGCAGCCGGAGCGAGTACAACAAGACGGTCACGTTAGAGAGCAGATCAATCTGTATCCTGATCCTAACGCTGGCCTTACCAGCAGACCTGCAACGGTCCTGCTTGACACATACAGCAGTGTCCCGGCTAATGCAAACATAAACACGGTGTTGCTCAACGGGGAACTCTATCTACTCGCCACGTACGAAGACGAAGACACGAACGAAGGTGTAGTGTGCTTGTTTGGCTATGATGGCACAGAGTACACGGTCACAGTTGCAGCAGGCACGGAAGACTACTTTAAGGGTCAAACGATTGCTTACGCGACGGATGGCAAAGTGTACATTGTAAACCGTGACGTTGTTGTTGCTACGAGCGTACCTACGTTTACCGATAACTACAAGTTCGGTTATGCGTACTCGCTTGGCGGACAGTTCTCACGGACGTACAAGATCACGCTCACGTACAGCGACAACACAGTTGCTATTGGTGAGTATACCACACCAGATGGAGACGTTGCAGGTGACGCAGAAAAGACAGCCGCAAACTACATCATCGACGAACTCATGGCAGACTTGCAACTCGACGCCAACTTCAAAGGAAGTACGCTCATTGATATTGCAGAAGAAGTCGCGTGGATTAGAGACGGGTCGTTTGACTTTGACATCATTGCGTCGGATGGAGCAAACAATGAAGTACTTAGAGCAGGAGTAAGTGATGCAAAGACATTCACAGACGTACCAAGATTTGCGCCACATGGGGCTATCATCCGCGTTCGTGGTGACACTGGCACACTTGATGATGAACTTTGGCTACGTTTCACCTCCGATACCACTACTACTGTCGGTGATGGCTTTGGTGTATCTGGCGCATGGCGAGAAACAACTGATCCCGACGCCCTGCTTCTCCTAGACAACAGCACTATGCCGCACGTAATGACCATTGATAAGGCATTGGGTACGGCAGCAGTTGGTCGTGGAGATTGGGAAGGCAGACAGACAGGTACAACGGTTAGTAACCCACAGCCCTCGTTTGTAGGCAAGACCATTTCAGATATTGGTGAGTTCCAGCGCAGGCTATGGCTTATTGCAGGTGGCAGCTTTATTGCAAGCCAGACTGACAAGCCGCTAGACTTTTGGCGCTCTACTGTAGCAACGCAACTTGCGACTGATCCGGTTGACATTAAGACCTCTGGTGAAGAAGAAAGCTTCCTGCTCTATGGAGTGCAGTACGACACTAACCTGATCGTGTTCTCTAAGGCAGGGCAGTTCTTGATTGACGGGAGTATTGGCATTACGTCTGGCACGGCAAACATCGTGCGTACGACCAAGTTTGAAATGTCAACAAAGGCTAGGCCCGTTGTTGCAGGAGACACTGTTATGTTTCCGTATAAATTCCGTATCTTCTCTGGCGTGAACGAAATGCAACCGTCCAGCGAGATTACCAGTAACTCTGTTGATAGCTTGAACAAGGTAACACAGAAGTACATTCGCGGAGAGATTATCGGCCTTGCATCTGCGGGTAACTCAAAGATACTAATTGCACGTACCGATGATAACCCACGACTTGTGTATGTCTATAACTTCCTGTGGAATGGTAATCAGAAGGTCCAGAGTGCTTGGCACAAGTGGACGTTCGCAGAAGACCTTATCCACGCTTATGTGGAAGAAGGTGTTGTGTACCTGTGGTTTAGGAACGCCACGTCAACCAGCTTGTGTGCATTGCGTCCTGATAAGCCGCTGGACTTTGACTTGCCGTATGCTGTCTGTATGGACATGGTGCGCGAAGTTACTGGTCCAACTGTTACGCTTGATCGGAATGATTACACGTTCGTATGCGTTGGCGAGAATGACGACTATGCAGCAGGACGCGCAGTTACACCTAGCAGCATCGTTGCAGATGGCGCAGCATGGGACTACACGTTCCCTGACTACGCGCCTACAGACATGATCGCTGGTGTAGTGTTCGAGACGGAGTTGCAGCCGAACGCACCTATACCGAAAGACTGGCGAGGTAATGGTAGGCACCAAGACGTTGTAGTTGTTAGTGAGTACATCGTTGACTTTGAAGACAGCGGAGAGGTTGAAGCATACATGAAGAATGTGTACCGCAGCCCTGATGATATCTTCATGGTGAGCAATGCACGGTTTCCTGTAGAAGACAGCCCTGTAGACGGGTTTGGTACGACCATCACTTCTGGCTCATTTAGTGTGCCGTGGGGAGACGACCAGTTTACGTCTGCTCTTGTGCTACGCACGAGAACCCCGCAACCAGTCACCTATGTAGAGATACGGTGGAGAGGACAAGTATTCAGAAAGGCTTAACATGGCGAATTTAATGTACGCAGAAATGGGCCTGAACTTTGTAACAGGTATTGGTGACTTCCTTGTGCAGAAGCAGGAAGCTAAACTACAAGCCAGTATCCAACGATACAAAGCAACCATGGCCGCGCTGTCGGCAGCTAACAGCAAGAACGCTATAACGATCAATGAGAACCGCTCTCAGGATCAGAAGACTAACGCGGACTTGAGCATCCAGACAGCATCAATGCAAGAACGTGCAGCATTCGACGTAGAGGCCGCAGCGGCTGGCGTAATCGGTAGGTCGGTAGACATTGGCCGAAGCCATCTTGCTGCTGATAAAGGTAGAGCGCGCACAAGTCTTGAAAGACAGTACGACCAACAACGCGCACAGTATGGACAACAGAGGCGAGAGATTGACCTCCAACGGATATACAGTGCGGATATCACACCCATTAAATCACCATCGTTGGGAGCGAGCCTGTTTGGTATCGCAAGCAATATGATTGATACGTGGGATGCACATAACCCCGAAGACCGCAGAACGTCGGCCTTCCTAGCTAGGAGAAAATGATGGCAAAGCGTAGACAAGAGACTGAACGTCTACTTGCTGGCCGGAACTCCGCTAATCCTCTTGAAATGCGGGCGGCCTTTGATTTAGGGTCGTCCGCACCTCAAGTCGTTAGTGGTGTCCAGCAGGCTAATGCACCGCAGGGTGGCGTTGGCAGTGCTTCGCTGGAAGTCCTTAACGGGCTTGCAGAGTTCGGGAGCCGCAAGATCAGAGAAGCTGCAAAGGTTCGTTATGAACGTGACATGATGGATGGTGCCATGGCGTACCAACAAGGTGTTGCACAGGACGAACTCGAAGTTGATGGCAACAAATGGCAACTGGAAGGCTACCGCACAATGGAAGCCGAGACGGTTGCATCTGCGTTGTACTCAGCACAGCAGCAAGAGATTACGAATGGTTTGTATGAAGCAGACCCGGATACATTCCGACAGAACTACACTGCGCGTCTTGAACAGGCGCTGACAGGTAAGGATGAACGTACGCAAGAACTTATAAACAAGAAGATGGTGCAGCAGATGCCCGCTCTTGTTGAGCAGCATACGCGAGAACATGCACAGTTCCAGCAGCGTAAGACCGAGGAAGCACTCGCAACGTCTGTTGATGTTATTAGCCGTGATCCCGGCAACGCACAATCACTCATTGACTTTGCAACAGGAGCATCGCCTGCCTCACAAGGGCTTGGTGAAGAAGCACGTCGCAAGGCTGTTGTTGATGGTGTTGTCCGTGCTTACACGAATGGCAACCCGATGGCGTTTACTATCCTCGACCAGCAGGGCGTGTTTGATAGCATGTCTCCGCAAGAGATTGGCGCTATGCGGTCTGCACAAGCACAATACGAGAACCGTCGCAGGACTGAGCGGAATGATGCGTTCATGTTCGCAGAAGACGAGTTGATCCGCAAAATCCAGAACAATGAACTCAGTGCAGAGGAAGGGCTTGCAGAATATACTCAGCTTATGACTGAGCATGGTATGACTGTGACCGCTGCCGAAGCAAGCAATGTGTTCGCAACTGGACGCGGTGCAGAGCAGCATCACAACCGAGCAGTGAAGCTTGAGATTGAGACTGCAAAGCTTAATGGTGACTACGAGCGTATTGCAGAAGTCACGTATAACTACGCGCAAGATGCAGCTAACCCGTCTACTCCCGGTAAGGTGTACGACTACAACATTCCTGTGCAGTTTAGCATGGGGCCAAAGCGACCCAACCCACCACGTAACGAATTGACCTCGCTTGTTGCAGCAGCAGCAGAGAGTGTTCTCGGTGCTGGTGGTAAGGTAGTAGTTACGAGTGGTCAGGAAGATGAAGGACACCAGCATGGTTCTAACAGACATAAGACTGGCTTTGCAGGAGACTTCGCGTTCTATCGTGCAGACGGTACTAAGATCAAGGCAGACGATCCTGAAATGGTTGCTATTGCAGACGCAGCAGCATCCAGAGGCGCAACTGGTATTGGCTTTGGTGCTGAGTACATGGGCGGAGAACACGCGCACATCGACCTAGTAGGTACGAAAGGTGGCGGCGGGAACCTGTGGGCATCCGGTGCTAAGGCGAATGCTAACACTCTGATGGCTACAATCGGTAGCGTGACTAATGCTAAACCTCTTGGAGACATTGATCCGCAGAAATGGGCAACTATTGTTAAGCAGTTCAATGGCGACACGGAAATGGCAGCCGTTGCGTACACGATGGGTAGCGATGCAGCTATGACGTGGAACGAGACTGGCAGACGTACTGCGGACCTCGACCCTGATGTTGCTGGCTTTGTGGAACGTCTTGGTGGATCAATCGAAGGCCGTGCGTATGTTACGGCAGAGAGCCGTGCAGCAGAAGCACAGACACGTTATGAACTGGCGCGTGAGCGTACGGCGATTGACGTGTATGCAGCGATTACGCCGCAGCTTGATATCCTCGACAAGCAGTATGTTGACGGTGGTATGTCTGAACAAGACTATCGTACTCAGCGCACTGCATTGATGAACCAGTATGACGTAGCACTCACTCGTGCAGAAGTCGATCATGTAATCAAAATGTCGGACCAGCGCGCACAAAACGCGAAGATTATCTCGGAGCAGGTTAGCGACAGCAACTACGCAATCAACCTCGACCAGTTCGCAGGAGAGCGCAGTATTGCTGATGCAGGGCTTGCATCTGCTGTTGCGGCTATTGATAACATGGTACAGCCGGAAGGCGTGTCTGATGCAGACTTCAAGCTTGCACAGGATCAGGCGATCCAACTTGCTCTTGACGAGTACACTGGATACATGAGCAACGCTGCTGCATCGCTTGGGATTAAGCCTGAGCATTCTGGTATTGGTGACACGATCAGCAAGGTAGTTAAGACTAGTGTTGAAGCTGCTAAACTTGCAGCAGACAATCGCAGGCTGAATGCAGAAGCAGCACGGGCTACCCAAACAGGTACGCTTGGGCAGAAGCCAGCCAATGTGCAAGAACTCGCATGGAAGCAGGCACAAGAGACTGCACGTGCAGCTACGGAGAACTTTGCTAGAACGAATGGCCCGAACGGTCAACCGCCTAGTGCAGAGGAAGTAGCGGACTTCAATAAGCTACAGCTTGAGAAGTTCTTTGTGCAAGCGAACTACGTACCTGAGAACATTCGTACAGAAGCCAGTGCAGTACTGCGTGGCAAGCTTGTGCAGGATGATGGTACTGTAAGCCAACATGCTCTTGATACTATCATTGCATACCGCGACCTTAAGGCACAGAGTAGCACGGCAGCTAACCAGATGCTCGACGCAGATGCACGTCTTGTTGCAGATGCAGCTTTGCTCACGGCTGGTAACAACCCTAATGCTCTTGGGCGTGTTGTGCTGGATATGTGGGCTAAAGGACTTGGTGCGCCGTTGAATGGTAAGCCGGGGCCGAACTTTGCAGAGCAGGGTTTGGTTACTAAAGCGATCAACAACGCGCTTGGTGGTAGTAACTTGCGTAGGGTATTCTCACGAGTACTTGGAGCGCAGACTACTATTGATGGCATGGAACTGTCTAACGATGCCCGCACGACTGTAGGTACTATGCTGGACAGTCAGATTAAGAAGCTACATGCGCTTAATCCTAACCTTGATCCAGTATCGGCAGCAAAGGTTGCAGAGGAAACCGTGGTACGCAGCATTGCCCCGCTGGACACTCGTGTTCAAGGCGGTGATGGTTCAGCGCAAGGCCCCGGTTCAATCGGGCTTGCTGCTCGTGCAGGCGTTGCTGGTCTGGCTATGGCGACCGGGAACGTCAATCTAGCACGGTCTATGATCCCTGAGTATGCAGGGCAGAACAATCTGCTCGTTGATGCAAGTGGCGGCGATCTGATGGAGCAGATGTTCTCTGGACAGGCAGATGCCTACAGGAGCGATCCGCTTACGATTACCAAGGCTATCTCAGGCTACGTGGCTTCACCAGAGTTCAAGGCGAAGTACGGCGACATGACACCGAATGTCGGTGCTATGCAGTGGCTGTACGAGAGCATTCCCGGCGTGGCAGACGAAATGTCTACTGCACAGAGTTTGGGTAAGCCTATGTTCCAAGTGCATCATGTCGGCCAAGGTAAGATCATGTTTGACTTTACTATCAACGGCGACGGTGTGACTATCCCGAAAGTAATTCCTATGAGTGAAATCGGAGAGTGGTACAAGAAGCAAGACATGCGTAACATAACGAAATAAGGAGTGGCCTTCGGGCCACCCTTCCACACAAGGAGATTAACATGGCGGATACAGCCAATACCGAACAACTAGTTCAAGCACCGCCTGCTGCGGAAACTCCAACGTATTTCGATCCCATCCTGCAAGGAGATACTGTAGAGGGACGTGCGTTCCGACAGCATCAGGCAGAGAAGAAACGAACAACCAAGCAAGCGTTTACTGACGCGATCAATAACAGTGTTGCTGCGAAGATTGTACGCAACTTGGATCAGCGCGTAGACACTACTGAGAACCCACTTGAAGTCGCTGGTAATGTGCTTATGGCAGTCACAGGGCAGGCTGGTAGATGGGGCGAAGCATCGTGGGATAAAGCACAGCACTTCGATGCGCTTACTAAAGACCTTCCCCGTGAGTATTGGGAAGACGTGTTCGCACAGGACAGTCTGGAAGGCGCACAGATCACACGCAAGAACATTGACGAGGAATTGGCACGTCTAGGCCGTATGGGGCTGGACCGGGGAGCCGCTGCCGTTGTGTCGCTGGCTGGTGGCCTGATCGACATTGACGCGCCTCTCGTGCTGGCCTCTGGCGGCATGGTGGGTGGGGCCAAGATCGCAGGCAAAGCTGCCTATGCGGCGCGGCTGGCGGGCCTGCGTGACACGTCTGCACTGCGGGCTGGTGGTGTTGTAGCCGGGGCATCTGGCGGCGCTCAGGCGGGCGCGCTGATCGGTGCTGGCGAGGCACTGAACAGCGACGTATCATCGTGGGTTGATGGCGTAATGATTACACTCACTAGTGCAGCACTTGGTGCAGGCATTGGCGGAGTTGCACCTGAGAGCATGGTGCCTTTGAATGAGTTGCGTAAAGGTACACTAAAGCGTATTGCAGAAGGCGACGAGTACTTCTATGCGCCGACTAACACGAAGATTACGGACGAAGTACCAGCGAGTATGGTTACGGATATCCGTAACACACCTATGGTCATGGAGACGCCTGAACCTACGGCAGCAGTCGATCCTAACAATCCAGCACAAGTTGCAGCACCAGAGGAAGACTTCGACATTCCAGCGTTCACGCCGAACCAAGGCGGTGACTTGTCTGCTGCTAAAGCAGGCCCTACACCAAACGCTTTCCCGGCACTGAAAGACCCTGTAGGGAATATGTCTACGACGACCAAGAACATCATCAACGCCTCTCGGAACTACGTATGGTCAACTGACTTTGACTTGAAGGTTAAGACTGCAATGGATGATGCTTGGGTACGTGCGAGTTTGAACCCGCTGTTCCAGATAGGTACAGGAGACGTGACTTCCTTGTGGCGGTCTAAGTCAACAGTGCTTAATCGAATGGCTGCGGCGATCTTTGAAATTCCGGGCGGTCAAGTCCGTGGGTCTGTTGCTAACGCAGCTAACCTGACAGATATGTACAACAAGCGCGTAACGGGACACCTTGTCAAAGTTCCGTCGCTTATGAATGAATGGGCCGCCGCGAACGGTAAGCAGTGGTTTACTGCACCGGGCATCAACAAACCTGTCGGGACTAACAGAGCAGGACAGACTGAGTTCTATCGTGCAGTTATGCTGGACATGAACGCAGTGTCTATGGGTAGACCACGTAACCCTGATGCACGTATTCGTGCTGCTGCGGATGCGTATGACCGTGCAGGACAGGAAGCACTTGCTATTGCCAAGGGGCGGGACAATGAAATCCCGCTTGCTGGTGCAGAGCGCATTGCGCCTAACTCACACTTCACGCCGTATAGAGCGAACGGCTCTAAGATGGTTAAGCTGCTAAACGATGGTACGATTACCAAGGCAGACCTGATCGACGCTTACAAGCAGTCGTATATGAGTGCAGGCACGTTCACTGATCCCACGCTTGCTGGCGAAGTCGCTAAGGCATACGTGGATCGCTTTGTTGCTCGTGGTGTCCAGCTAGACGATCAGATGATTGGGCTGTTCTCGCAAGACGGTAGGGAGTTCCTACGTATGTCGCTTGAGAGTGCAGGTATGACGCGGGCTGCGATTGATGGCCTGATGAAACGCTTTGACAGTGACGTAGCAGAGCGCGGTAAACTCGGTACACTTAAGAACCGTAATGATCTGGACTTCGATACGCCTATTGGAAACAGCGGGCTTAAGATCGTAGACATGATGCAGTCGGACTTTGATAACGTGTACAGCACGTATGCTCGGCAGATTGCTGGTAACTCAGCACTAGCACGGCATGGCCTAACTTCTCGTGCTAACCGGAAAGAGTGGATTGAGGCAGCTATGGCAGAGCAACGGGCGCTTGGCGAACAGCCTATGCAACCTGAACTGCTGGAAGCTATGTTCTCTGAGTTCGACGGTGGGCCACAAGTCGGCTATGACGGGATCAGCGGTACGAACCGTGGCCTTGGCGTAGTGTCTGACATGAAGCAGCTTACATCACTTATCCTGCTGCCGTTTAACGGGCTTGCACAGCTTGCAGAGACTGGTACTGCTATCGCATCGGTTGGAGTTAAGAACTGGTACGGTCGCGGCCTTGGTCGTATTGTAAGCAATGATCTACGACAGAATGCAGGCGAAGGCTTGCGTGACCTTGCGTACATGATGGGGCCTATCGGGCAAGATCACCATACGCTCAGGTTGCACATGAACCTTGACGAAGCAAACGAGTTCCATGTTGGTAACGAGACTGCTCGTGCATTCCTTACGCGCTCCCGTGAACTCTTGAATGCAGGTAACTACATTCAGGGCTACACGTCTTTGATGAACACTGTTCGCCAGTATCAGCAGGAAGTTGCTGCACTAGGTATGATGGACAAGATCAGTAGGCTTGTTAAAGACGGTGACATGGAGCAGTTCCAGCTTGGTGGACGTATACAGCGAGACTTGGGCCTAGACCCGGATCACTTTGATGCACTCAAGCAGCTTGTCGATGATGGTACGATTGTCTTTAAGACTGAGAAGAGTATTATTGGCGACATTACGTATGTAGAGCGGCTGAACATGCACTTGTGGGATCAGCAGCTTGCCACAGACTTCGCAGCAGCATTGAACAGAAGCGTTAACCAGCAGGTCCAGAAAGCCCTTGCTGGCGAGACTTCTCGTTGGATGCACACTGTATGGGGTGGCGCTCTTACGCACTTGCAGACATTCCCTATCCTAGCAATTCAGAAGCAGTTCTTTAGGAACGCAATGAACCGTGATGGACAGGCTGTGATTACTGCGCTTGCTGCGTATGGTTCTGCGTACACTGCGCTTAGTTTGCGTGATACGATCACTGGCACAGACCGTGATCCTATTGAGCGGGCTAAGACTGCATTCGGGTATTCTAACCTTACGGGATGGATGCCTATGTACAGTGATCCTGTTATGAGTATCCTCGGTCTTGAGGACATGCGGTTTAACACGTTTGGGCCGTATGCTCGTCCGCTGTCGGTGCCTATCGTAGATACGATGAATAATCTGTATCGCGCTCCGGGTGCCATCAAGGACGTAATCACTGGCGATAACAACTTCTCAGACAATCAGGCTGTGCGGGCTATCCCGTTCTTCCGTACTGTAGAGGCTGCTATTCGCATGGGTACGTTCGGACAGGTAGAGTTGCTTAAGTCTGGTAAAGATAAAGCAGAACCTACACCGCCTAAAGAAGACAACATTCTAACGACTATCGCAGAGACGCTTGCTCCGGTTACTAAGATTTCCGAGGCAGTCACAGAAGCCGTTGTAAATTAAGGACACTGGCTCCGGGTAGCAATATCCGGGGCCGTTTTATGGAAAGGAGACTTCAAATGGCTTACTCTAGAGTGCCGTTTACTTACACAAGTGGTCCGCAAGTGTTCCCCACCAACTTTGCGTTGGGTGTTCTGGAAGCAGACCACATTCGCGTTACTGTTGACGGGGTTGTTGATGGACTTGGCGACCCTGTAGAGTACGCCTTTACGTACAACGCCGCAACTGGCGATGTGGCCGTACTGGACGACCTTACTTCTGGACAGACTGGTGTTATTCAGCGGATTGTTCCGTTGGATGAACTTGTGGCTGATTTCGAGGCAGGCGCTGATGTTAGTAAACGTAACCTTGTTCGTGCTACCAAGCAAACGCTTATGGCAGTTCAAGAAGCGGCTGATGGCCGAGAAGCTGATAACATTCTTATCACTGAGACTGTTAACACGATTAACGAGATTGCCGATGGCATTGCAGACAACGTAGCACAGACTACGGCAGACCGGATTGCTGCGGAAGCTGCTAAAATTGCAGCAGAGGGTAGCGCAGGCACTGCCACTGTTCAAGCTGCGTTGGCAACTACAGCGCGTATCGAAGCAGAAGAAGCCGTAGCTAGTGTGAATTTACCGCTAATTGCAGGGAACGCAACAAGCTACCTACGTGCTAATGGAACGGGTACTGCATTGCAGTACCGTACTCCTACGGAAGTTCGCGCTGATATCGGGATAAATGGCATCGGATCGAATGCGCTGACTGCTATCACCAACCTGAACACGCTGACTGTTGCGGGTGAGTATTTCGCCAACCCCGGCGCGACGGGTGCGCCGAATGCGGGCGACAGCTTTTCGATCAAGCACTATGCCTCCAACGCCGTGGACTTCGCTTTTCAGGAAGCGTTCAGCTACACGAGCGGCGCGCGCTGGTGGCGGCGTGAAATGTCCGACGTCTGGCAGGCTTGGGTGCAGGTGCAGGGTGCGATCGGCTTCACGCCTGTTGAGCAGGGCGGTGGGGCAGGGATGGGAAACGATAAAATCCGCATCGGGTGGGATGGCGGCTCGTTTAGGGGTAATGTCAACGGAACCGATGTGGGGCGAATAATTCGCAATGAGGCTATCCAAGACACGTTCAACGGCACACTGAACGCCACCGGCGCGCCCCCTCTCTACGCCTGCCGAGCTTGGGTGAACTTCAACGGCACCAACGGCTCCATCCGCGCATCGGGCAACGTGTCGTCGGTCGTGCGGAATGGCGTGGGGGATTATACGATCAACTTCGCCACTGCGATGCCCGATGCGAATTATGCGGTGGCGGGCTTTGCGAATTATGGGACGAGCGCGGCAACGGCGGGCATCCTGACAGCGGGCAACGGATATGCCCCCCTTGCTGGGTCTGTTCGCATCAGAACCGGGGACAGT